AACCGCCGCTGCGCCTCGGCTACGTCGTCAGTCGCCGTGGTGATCTGCCCGAATTCGTCGATCACCACGCCCCGCATCTCCGCTGCCTCCTGGCGCGTGATCACGCCCAGACTCTGCAGCGCATTGACCGCCCCCAGATAAGCCTCCGCGCTGTCCTGGTTCGCTGCCGCCAGCGCGCGGGCATCTCTCTCCGCCCGCGCCTCAGCGTCGCCCAGCTCGCTGACCGCCATCGTCATCATCTGCGCGGCGATGAACCCGCTCTCCAACATCACGTTACCCCGCAGCAGCTCAAAGGTCGTCATGCTCACCGGCTGGATCATGTTGTCGTAGGCCCACGACAACTCACCCATCGTTTCAGCCTGGTCGACCATCGCGGTGTTGACCGCGTCCACAGCCATCTGATAATCCTGATAATCGGTGGCTGTCTCGAGCAGCACCTCCCCCAGCGCCTGGGTGTCCGCGTTCATCACCGACTGCCGGTCGATCAGCCCCGCAGCCGCCCGCTTCAGCAGATTGCTGCTCTGAGCGTTATCCTCCAGGACCTGGCCGACCTCCCGCTGCTTCTCTACGTATACCGCGGCCACCCCGGTCGCGTTCTCCTGCTCCTCCGCCTGCCGCTCCAGGAACCCCACCCACTGGTCGCCGACCTCCGCCGTCTTCTCCTGGATGTCCTGGTGCAGTTGATGCGCCTTGTTCGCCGCATACAGCGCCGTGCCCACCGCCGCGACCCCCAGTACGATCGGCCCCAGCGCTGCCCCGAAGCCCAACGACGCCACCTCGGCCACCTTGGCCCCGCCGGCCCACAGCTGCAGCCCGACCAGGCCGTCGCCGAGCACCGTGCCCACCGTCGTCACCACCGGCGCCAGCTTCTGGAACGCCATAAAGCCCACGCCTGCCGCCGTCGCCAGCCCCGCCATCTGGGCCGTCGTGTTCTGCAGCGGCGTCCCCTCTCCCTGCAGCGCGTCGCTGACCCACAGCACGCCGTCCGCGATCTTCCCCACCGCATCGACGACCTTCGGCCCGTGATCGTCGATCACCGCGATCATCCACTCCACCCAGTCCTTGGCCACCGGCATCAGCTTCTCGCCGATCATGATGTACAGCGTCTCGACGTTGCCCTCGAGCGCCTCCGTGCGCCCTGCCAGCGTCTCCGACATCCGCGCCGCCCGCTCCTGGATCCCCGTGGCGTTCGCCGTCGCGTCGGCCATCGCATACCAGCCGTCGGTCCCTTCGGCGACCAGCGTGCTCATCGCCTTGATCCCGTAGTTGCCCGCCAGCGTCTGCATATAGTGGTCGCGTTGCTCGTCCGTCAGCCCTGCAAAGGCGCGCTCGAGGTCCCCGATGATCTCCGGCAGGCTCCGCATGCGCCCCTCTGCGTCGTACAGGCTCACGTTCAGCTCGCGTAGCGCCCCCACCACCGCCGGCGTTTGCCGGTTCATGTTCAGTAGCATCGACTTCAGCGCTGTGCCCGCCTCCGCGCCCGCGATCCCCCGAGTCGAGAGGATCGCCAGAGCGTTGTTCACGTCCTGGATCGTGAAGCCCATCCGTGCCGCGTCCGGGCCGATGTTGACCATCGCCGCGGCCAGGTCGCTCACCTCGGCCACCGAAGCGTCCGCCGCCCTCACGAAGTTGTCCAGCGCCTCGTTGATGAACTCGGCCTTCTCAGTATCGCTCTCCAGCTCCGCCCCAAACGTGCTCAGCGACACCGCCGCCAGATCCGAGGCCTGCACCATGTCCAGCTCCGAGGCCGCTGCCAGGTCGATCGACGCTCTCAACGCGCCGCCCAGCTCGACCGTGCCCGCCATATAGCCGTTCAGGTTGCCGAAGATCACCGTGTTGCTCAGGCCGCTCTTGTATAGGCCCTCCATCGACGCCGCAGCTCCCGAGGCCGAGACCCCCAGCAGCCGGCTGTCATCGCCCACCCGGATCGCCGCGTCGTGCAGCGTCTCGAACGATCCGGCGGTGTTGTCTGCCGCCAGCCCCATGCGTACCGAGCTCGTCTCGAACTCCGTGGACAACCCCAGCGACTTGTCCACCGTCCTCTTCAGCAGCACGCCCATGCCGGCGATCGACAGCCCCAGAGCTGCCATCGCCATCGAGCCCTTCTTCTCCAGGCCCGCAAACGCACCTTCCGCCTCCGCCGCGCCTTTCCGCACGCCGTTGGCATCCAGCACCACCTGTCCATACGCGCTGCCTAACTGAACTGCCACAGATGACCCTCCGACACTGTCCCTACACGGAACACATCACCTCTCCTCCCCCTTGGGAGAGGACCTACCACACCCCGCTCTCAGGCAGCTTCACCGCCCGCGCCCGCGTCCCCAGCCCTGCGAACCCGCTCGCCTTGCCGGCCCGCGCCTCGCTGTGCCGGCGCCCGCCGCCCTGCCGTGAACCCACTGCCGCCAACACCGCCACGTCCAGCTGCCACGCCAGCCACGCGTCCTCAATCCCCAGGATCGCCGACGGTCGCACTCCGTACCGCTGCCCCACCGCGTCCAGGATCAGCAGGTTCTCCACCCGCTCCACGAAAGGGCCGCAGCGGCTCGTGCATCTGGCACCAGTTGTAGATCGCCACCCGGTCCTTCATCGGCAGCTCGCTCACCGCCAGGTGACCCTCATCCGCCCGGTCGGCCACCGGCGGATCCACCATCGCCGCCCGCACCAGCAGATCCACCACCTCCGTAAACTGCCCCGCCATCTCCACCGTCAGGTCGCGCGACCTGCTGTCGAAGACCGCGTCGACCGCCGCCACCAGCGGCGTCGGGATCTCCCCCAGCGCCGCCATATCCAGCAGGCTCACCCGTCGCAACCGCACCACCAACCCGCTGGGCGTCTCGAACTCCACGCCCTCACGCTGCTGCTTGCGCCACGCCTTCAGATCCATCCCTGGCTCCTGTTACTCGCGTAATACCGGCTCCCCTCCTCACCGGAAGGGGAGCGCTCCGCCGTAGCGTAGGCCCGCCCCCGGCAGTGCACGGGGGCTTCCTGCCTGCGCTCTGTCAACCGACAACTGACAACTGGTAACGGGCAACTAGCTTGCCGGCAGCTCCGCCGCCGTCTCGTTCTGCACGATGTCCCAGATCCCTGTCCCATCGTCGATGCACACCCCGCTGCAGTTCGTCACCCAAAACTCGCCGTCCTGCAGCCGTCCCTCGATGCCCCCCGTCAGCTTGCACTTGCGCAGCTTCACGTGGATGTCATCGTCGCCGTCCCCCAAGCTCTTCCCGTAGATCTTGAAGTAGGGATAGCGCTCCGCGCCCGCCCCGCTCAACGTGTTGGTGCGGTTCGGCGTGCTGCCCGACGGCGTCGCCGTGCGCCCGCTCATCAGCGCGTACGCCTCCAAGCTGATCCCGCCGGCCTCCAGCTCGAACTCCACCGCGTCCACCTCCGCCACCACCGCCACGGTCTTGCCCGCGCCCCGCAGCTCGCCGTTCACCAGCCGCTCGCGGAAGCTCAGCGTCCGCTCGTTCGGCAGATCCACCTGCGATCCGCTCTCGATCGGCGTCAACTTGATATCCCGAATGCCGAATGGCTTCTCTCCATACCCGCTCATCGCTCATCCTCCTCGTCTCTCATCAGCTCTAGATCCACCACCGTTGCCGCCACGTCCAGGATCTCCCTGGCCGTCCGCTCCCACGTCCCGTGCTCCGCCAGCCACGCTGCGGCCCGCGCCCCGCGCCCCGCAGCCCCTGCGCGATCCTCAACACACCACACCATCAACTCCTGCAATCGCTGCTGATCCGGCTCCGCCCAGTGACCCAGGTCACACGTCCAGAAACCGTACTCCGCCCGGCTCATCCCCGCGATCGGCAGCCCGATCCCCCAATCCTCGATCTCCTCCGCCAACCCACCGAAGTCCGTCGCGATCGCCGGCAGCCCCGTCGCCGCCGCCTCCCGCGGTGGCAGACCCCAGCCCTCGCCCCGCGACGGGAAGACGTAACAGTCCGCTGCCTGCAGCATCTCCCGCAGCCGGGGCCGCCCGAAGAGACCCTCCACGATCTCCACGTTCGCATCGTCGCACCCTGTCACCCCCGTCGGCAGCGTCCGGAAGTGCAGCACCAATCGCACGTCGTGCCGGTCGCCGAACGCCTGCCGGAACGCCCGATACGCCACGTCCCAGCCCTTCCGCTGGTCCGGCGTCCCGCTCCACAGGAACGTGTAGGGGCCGTCGTGATCCGCTCGGTCGAGCGGGAAATAGTCCTCAGGATCGATCCCCCAGCGCGCCACCCGCACGGGCCGCAGAACCCCGTTCTCCACAAACACCTCTGCATTCCACGCGCAGGGCACCACCACCATGTCGGCGTAGTCGTTCAGCTTCTCCACCCAGCCCACCGGCAGCCGCGTCGCCTCGAACATCGTGTGCGCGATCACCCGCGGCGCCTCGATCTCCGGCAGCCAATCCGGCGTGCACACCACCACCACCGGCACCTCGAACCGCCGCACCTTCTCCAGGCTCACGAGCTCCACCGCGCCGCCCGTCATCCGCCGTAGCGCCTCGCCGATCTTGATCGTCCCGTACCCATACCCGTCACACGGCTTCAGATACCCCGCCAGCGCAAAGCGGACCTCGTCGCCGTTCACTTGCGCGGCTCCATCTCTGCGATCACGTTCCCCTGCTCCTCCCGGACCCGCAGCACCCGCCACGTCCTCTCCGTGTACAGACAGCCGAACCGGTAGTGCCAAGCGCTGTCCGGGTCGAAGTAGCGGAAGGTGTCGGGGTGAAAGCCACGCTTGTGCGTCGGATCCCGCCACAGGTTCTCGCTCTGCCACCCCACTGCCTGCACCAGCAGCCGCCCGCCGGGCTTCAGGATCCGCCAGCACTCGTCCATGAACGCGACGGTGTCCTGCAGATGCTCGAGCACGTCCATCGCCTCGATTCGCTCGGCGACGTCGAAGCCGAAGGGCCACGGACACTCGTCCAGATCGTGGACCACGTCGACGTGAACCCGGCGAGCTCGGTCCACGTGCACCCAGCCCTCCCGCCGTTCGTTCCCGCATCCCAACAGAATCTTCATCGCAACCTCGTCACCACGTAGCGACCGAAACGCATCGCGCAGTCCAACCCCTCGTCCTGCAGATCTGCGCTATCTCCCGCCCAATCGATCGACCACGTCCCCGTGGCCGCCGCCGGCCTCTGCCGGTGCAGCAGCGCTCTAGCCCGCGCCAGCGCCGCGTCGATGCTGTCATAGCCCGCACGCTGATAGGCATACACCACCACGTACGTCCGCGCGCTCAGCGTCGTCCCTCCCATGTACGGCCCGTGCTGCACGTCGTTCTCGACCCGCACCAGCGCACACGGCTTGATCTCCCCGCTCCCGTCGAACGCCCCCGGCGTCAACTGTCGCGAGATCTCCGTCCCCGCGTACACCCCGCCCGTCAGCGTCCCCGCCAACGTAGCGTCTCCCTGCAGCACCCCCGCGATCGTCTCACGCATCAAGCCGCCTCACTCCGCATATGTCGCTTATCGGATGGCTACCCCGTCTCGAATCGCTCGTCGTGCTCCGCCTCGTCCCCAAACAACCACAACTGCAGCCCCCACGTCAGCCCCTCCAGAAACGGCGAGCTGAACGTCGCCGGCTGCATCCCCACCCAACTCGCGTACCCGTCCATCTCCGCCCACGGCTCCGACCCGTCCACCCACCCGCGCAGCCGGTCAACGAACGCGTCCGGATCCATCATCACCGCCCGCTGATCGCAAATGCAATTCGGATGCAGCGGGAGCTGCACCTCCCCCACCGCATACACCCCGTCCCCGTTCGGCGCCGCCTCGATCACCTCGTCACAGATGTCCCGCCGCGGATGCGCCGGGCTCAGCACCACCTGCTCCCCCTCCACAAACGGCAGCTGCTCCCGGATCCGCTGCCCGGCCAGATGATGCACAGTCTGGATCTCCGTCCGCGCCAGCCGCAGCGCCTTGTACGCCACCCCCTGCTCCGCGCACTCGTCGCCCGAATACAGCCCGCCCCGATGCCCCTGCGCGATCTGCGTCTTCGTCAACCCATACAGCCGGTACCGTGTCCACCGCGGGCACCCCTGCCCCGCCCCCAGATACTGCTCCACCTCCTCGGCGATCTGCCATGCGCTCTTGCTGTCCGCCACCCCGGCGTACACCGCGCCCCGGATCCCCGCCAACCCCTCCTCGTCCAGCCGCCAGATCCGCCGCGACAGCCGTAGCCCGTCGCCGTACAGCCGCTCGCCGGCCGCCCTCAACACCGCCTCCAACTGCGGCTCGAAGAATGCCGTCCCCCCAAGCCAAATCTCCTCATTCAGCACCGCTCGCTGTGCGCCCCGCGCCTCCTGCAGCGTGCCGAAGTACCGGTCGTGCAGCACCGGCAGGCCGCCGAATGCGATGGCCACGGCCTCCCGTCGCGCCATCTCGAGGAGCGCCTGAAACCGCGTCATCCACGCTCGCCACACCTCCGCAGCCCGGTTCACCACCACGCTCAGGCCCAGCCCATCGAGCGCCCCGTTCTCCCCGCCTGCGTCGATCAGCGCCGTTCGCAACGCTCGGCCTGCATCGATCAGGTACCCGTGCACCTGGCCCGCCACATAGACCTGCAACCGCATCTCGGCACGGTGCAGTGCCGGCAACAACATCTCAACCGTCAGGTCCTGGACCGTCTCGGGTTCCGCCACTAGATCACGCCCCCGATCTCCGTCGTCCCGGCCCCCTCAGCGCCCAGCAGCACTGAGAGATCCACGCCCGCGATGAACATCTGCAGCACCTCCACGACCAGCGCCTGAGGCCAGCCCAACGCGCGCAGACGCAAGGCCGCATCCGCCAGCTTCGCCAGCGCCTCCGGCGTCAACGTCTGCTTCCGGTTCCACTGCACGTCGTACTCCAGATGCTCGGGCCAGATACCGTGCAACAGCCACTCCAACTCCAACAGCGGGCGCACCAACTGATCCGTCACCCACGCCTGCAGCACCGGCAGCGCCTCGTCGTACTGCTCCTTCTGCTTCTCCAGCACGTCCCGGTTCAGATCCTGCCCATAGCCCAACAGGCTCATCGGTGCCGGAGAGGCCAACCACCACGTCCGGATGTGGTGCTCCACGTCGTCGATCTCCGCCAGTCGCGCGTCCCCTTGCACCACTTCGATCTCCGTCGTGCCGAAGAAATCCGCCACCGCCGCCCACGGGTTATCCAGCGCCGCCTTGTTGATCTCCCGATAGGCCTTGATCACCTTCTCGTCCGTGCCCGCCGGGAACTTGTGGTTGTACTTCATCCCGGCCCGCGTCTTCCGCCGCACGGCGATGTCGCGTTCGCCCTCCACGATCCGCTTCCACGGCCCCGTCGCCGACGAGAACAAGGGCCGTCCGTAGCGCCGGTCCTCGTCGTGATCCCACCGCGCGTGGATGATCTGCCAGTCCGCGAACCAGATCGCGTCCTGGGGCGCCTCCGCGCCTCCCCAGAAGCTGTCCGCCCACCAATAGGCCTTCTCCGGATCGTCGAACCGGTCGAACTGATTCGATTGGCGATGCATCTCCAACGTCGGCTTGCGCGTGACCTCAGCGATCTCCATCTCCTGCGAAACCCCCACCTCCAAGAACGTGTCCCCATCCCGCAGCGTCAATCGCACCCAATCGTCCAACCGTGTGTCCAATTGCAGCCGCTTGGCCAACGCGTCACCGATCTCTGCCGCCCGCGGATCCCCCGGCGCGCTCACCGTAAACCCACCGCGCGTCATGTCGCGCGCGAGAGTCTGGATCACCTCCTTCGCCCGCGTGTCGGTGTCATACATCTCCCGGCACCGCTTCACGATCTCCACACGTTCCCGGTCCGCCGCAAACCGCGCCAGGGCCTCATTCGGACGCCGCGGCGCCGGCGTTTCATCCATCGTCGTATGGACGTCGTCGTCCGGACGCTGCCGCAACAGAGCTCGCACCCGATCAAAGATCGCCATACCGCCTCATTTCAGAAGGTTGTGGAGCATCCGCTCGAGACCGCCCAGATTGCCCTCGATGGTCGACATCACCACCGCATATCGTCCGCCGTGGGCCAACTCCAGATACTTGCCGTAATAGACGGTGTGTCCCAGCGCGATCACCAACCGGTCCTTGTCCCCGGAGACCGACGCAGTGTCGGACCCCGACTGCCTCGCCCCCGACGACACCTGTCCCACCACCGGGCGCAGCCCGAAACCGTCCACCGCGAAGAAGAGCCCGCTCCTCGCGTTGCCCGTCCGGTCCTGCCACGGGGCCCGCCCCCGCGCCTGATCCTGCATCTGCTGGCCCACGTACGCTGCCACGGCGTGGACCGCGATCAGGATCCGCTCCCCATACCGATCGACCTCTTTCGCCAGATGGCTCGGTGGCTTCACCCACTTGAAGTGCATCCCCATAGATCACTCCACGACCTCCGCTTCCGCTATCACCGCTGCCAGCCGGTTCGGTCGCACCAGCACGACCCGATAGAGCTCATCCCCCGCGTTGAAGCGGTCGTCCGGTCGGATGTCCAGGTCTTTACCGCCCACCACCACGACGCGCCCTCGGCTCTCCCGCATCTCACCGCTGCTGAGCTGGCGCCCATGAGCGTTGCCCGCCCGTGCGATCCGCACACTCTGAGCCTCCAGCGTCGTGGAACCGCGCCGAATACTGATGCTCGTCGCGTTCTCTGCCACGACCGCGGCCAGATCCGTGGCCGCCTGCGCGAAATCAAAGAGCGCCATCAGTACGTCGCCACCAGTCCCACCGGCCCGATCGCCCGCACCAACGCCATCTCATAGTCAGCTTCCGCCATCTTGGCCGCAGTCGTCAGGGCACTCGCGGCGCTCTCACGCTTCACACGCTCATCCCCGATCTGATACTCCACCATCTGCCCGACAATCGCTGCCGCACGCGCCTGAGCCCTCAGCACCAGGCTCTGCGCCTTCAGCATCAGGATCGAAACGTCATCGTCCGTCAGATCAGGATACTCGCCCTCGGTCAGTATGTGGCCCGCCGCATACCGCACCTGCCGTGTCACGCTGTACTGCGGTGTGGGGTGCAGCGTCAGGATTGCCCCGGCGATCGTCCAGTATTCACGCGGGTTCTGCGCCAGGGGCACCAACCCGGAGGGTGTGTGGATCACGCCCTCCGTCTCAGGCAGACCCACCAACGCGATCAGCCTCACGAAATCGGCGGGCAGTGCGTAATCGGCAACCCCACTCGTGACCTCGACCGTCGCTACCCGTTCCATCGGACGCCGTCGCGAGTAGTCACGCACCGCGTCCTTCACCGCCTGCTCATACTGTGCCGTCGTCGGCACGTCGTGTCGCACCGGTACGTCGACCGTCAGACGACTCACCAGCGAGGCCAGCGTGATGCTCACGCCTCACTCCCCATATCGTCCTTATCGGAGAGCTCTGGAGGCGTCGCCAGCGCGGCCCGGATCTCCTCCAGTGCCCGTGGCCCGATCCCCTGAAGCTCCAGCATCGACGCATCGCCGCGGCCATATGCATCGTGGAGCTGCCCTACCGTCGCCACCCCATTGGCGTCCAACGCGTCCAGCACCCGCGGGCTCAGTCCCAACGAGCTCACCGGATCCCGCCACCACGGCGCAGGCTCGGCGAAGATGATCGGTTCCTCCACGTCGTCCACGCGCACGAACACGAGGGGGTGACGATGCTTCAGATCGCTCCCCAGCACGTCATCCACCTCCAGCACCTCTCCCCGCAGTCGCAGCTTGTGGCCCACCACCACCCCGTCATCCGACACAACCCTCAGCTTCATCACCTCTCCACCTCGCTTGCGCGCTGCACGCGCACGTGTTGCCTAGTCGTTCCTGAACAGCGCCTGGATGGTCGGTGTCACCGTCCCCGAGGTCTCGATCTTGAACCGTAGATAGCGTCCGGCCAAGGGCATCCGCACGTAGTCAGTGCCGTCTGCGCTCATCACGATCCGGTACGTCGCCTCTGCCGGCGCGGAGACCGACGTCGTGGTCGTGGTGACACCATCCGTCTCCTGTGTCCACGTCTCTGCGATGTACGTATACGTAGCATCCGCCCAGTTCGCCGCGTCCACACTCAGTTGCGGCGTCACCGTGATCACGTCCGTCCCATTCACGTCTGCCGTCACAAACACGTCCACCGCGTGCCATAGCCAACTCTGGCTCACGTCCTGCCCGTACACTACCCGCGGCGACGCCGTATAGGTCGTCTCCGTGACCACCCCGCCCACGTAGAAGGTGTGAGGGCCACCCAGCCCGCGCACCGTACCCGGTTGCGGTTCTCCCGGATCGCTCGCTTGCACGGCGCCGACCAACGCCAGGACCATTATGCCCACCAGCCCCATCACGTGCAGCAATCGTTTGCTCTTCATCTTTCCTCTCTCCTCGTGATCTGCATCATCTCGGGGGCCGGGGCAGGCTGCCCCGACCCCCATTCGCCCATCGCACCTATCGGCTACGTGATGACGACGTAGGCGCCCTTCTCCGGCACCGGCGCTTCGGTCAGGTTGTATTCCTCGGCATAGTACTGATCTGCCGCGATCAGCTTGCTCGTCGCGGCGCTGACGTCATACGTCGGATACGGTCCCTTGAGCTGCATCGGCTGGAAGACCCGGTGCATCACCAGGTCGCGCGTCACCGCCAGGATGTACGCGTCGCTGAACTCGGTCGACTCGAAAGCCGGCAGGCCCTTCACTCGACCGATAAAGCCGTTGGCGTTCAGGATCGCGTCAGGGAAGCCGTCCCGCTTGAAACCGTCCCAGTTCGACACCCGGTCCCCATTCGTCGCCGACATCAGGATCCCCGTCGGCTCGTAATAGCGATTAGCTACCTTCACCTTAGCCAGACCGATGTACTTGATCAGATCGTCCAGATCGCCGGACGATGCAGTCCACGTGCCGCCGCTGTTGCTGGCCACCTGCAGCACCGCAGCCAGTGCCGCATACAGAATCCCCTGGTCCGTCTTGCGACGCACCTGCCGCACGAGGCTCGCCAGCGTGCGCGTCACAGCGTCGTAGCTCATCTGCGCCCGGCTGAAGACGATCGCTTCGTTGGAGATCTGCGTGGCCAGCCGATCCGCCAGGGCATCGACCGTGATGTAGCTGAGCTTCACCTTGCCCCGCTCGATCGCCGCCATCTCGCCCTTGCGGATGGTCGTGTAGGTGTAGGAGACCTTGAGCGCTTGCTCGTCGCTGATGTCACCGGTGAGCGCCATCAGACGCCCGTTGGCATAGTCGATCACGTAGTCCGAGCCCTCGACGTAGGTCGTATCCCCACCCGTGTTCTTGACCGCCACGCTGCCCGGGGTCACGCGCTTATAGTCAAGCGCCACCCAGTCGCCGCGATCAGCCGTCACGTCTTCGTTGGTCACGTCGACGCTGTAACCGGTCTCGCCCTCGTACGCCTCGAAGTACAGTCGGGTCGTCGCTTCGTTGATCATCTGCGCGTCGAAGATGCTCGTCGCCACCAGCTCGGGGAACGCCTCGGCCACCACCGCCCGCATCACGCTGTACGGCAAGCTCAGATCGCTCGCCTGCTCGGCTTCCTCGAACAGCCGGGCCTCAGCCTTGAGCTCGCGAGCGTAGACCTCATCAAACCGTCGCAGGTACTCCGCGGCAAAGCGCTCGTTCACGCTCTTCGGCTTGCGATGATCCCATTCCCGCGCCAGGTTCGACCGCACCAGGCTCTCCTGCAGCTGCCACGCAGCCGCCGCGTATGCCGGGATGCCGAGCTGCTCCTCGATCACCGGACCCAGGACCTGCACGCCCACGCCCTGGAAACCACGGCGCTCCAGCTGCATCGAGGCCACGATCGCGTCGTATTCCTTGCGCTTGGCCACGATCGCTGCCTTCGCTTCCTCGATGCTCTTCGCCCCGGCCGCCTTGACCGACTCGACGAACTGCACCTTCAGAAACTCCGGATACTTGATCTCGGCCATCTGCGTGTCGATGTAATCCGCCACCTGCCGCGCCCGCTCAGCCTCTTCCATCTCCTGCAGCCGGCGCTCGCGCGACTCCAACGCCGCGGTTAGGTCGTCCGTCTCGCCCAGGCCCAGCATCTCCCGCAGCTCGCGATCGTGCTCGGCCAACAGCCGCTGACGCTCTGCATCGGCCCGCGCCCGCTCGGCCAGGCTCCGCTCCATCTCAGCACGCTTCTTCGCATCGTGCTCTTCCTCGATCTTACGCACCAGATCGGGGTACTTCTTCCTCAGCTCCTCGAGTTCCATCGCTCTCTCCTCATCGTCTCGTGATTCCACCATCGTGACCCCCGCCTGCAGGTCGCTGCCTTCCAGCACGAAGTCATATCCGGTGATGTGGAGCTCGGTGACCTCCTCGACGGTCAATCCGTTCTCCGTGACGGTTTTTACATTCCCATAGGCCCGCTGACTGATGTCCGGCCTCACGCCGCCCTCCATCAACGCCAGGATGTCCTGTCCCTTCGACGTGCGGACGATATGTCCCTCGAGGATGACTTGCGCGCCATCGAAGGCAACATCGTCCCATACACACACTGTCTCCAGGATGTTCGGACGCCTGGTCGGCTTGTCGGAAGGATGCTCCGCCTCGCCCAACACCTGTATCAGCCTGCCCTGACCGGCGCTCTCGTGCAGATGACCCCGCAACTCACGGACCGCTGCCTCGACAACCCGCGCCGGATACCTCCGACCGTTACCGTTGACGGTGTCCGCCGTCAACCCGATCGCTGTGATGCGTCCTGTCAGCCCACCCTCAGACTCAACGAGTCGCACCCGGCTGTCGGCAACGCGCTCAACCAGTCGCTGCCGTGGCCCCTTGTTGGACTCGTCGATCCGGCTCTGGGGCTGATAGGTCAACTCGACCGCTTCCCACGTCTCGCGTGCCGCAAACGTAATCTGCCCCTCCTCGCGCGTGTACGGCACGTGCCAGTACTCATCGCTCTGCAGCGTGTCGTCATGCACGATCACGTGATCGCCGAAGATCTCCTCGATCCACGGCCACCACGCGTCGCTCGACGGGAACTGCGCCCGGAACGCCTGGCGCACCCGCGCCATCTCATAATCCAGCGACCCCTTCACCATCTCATCGAGCGGACGCCCCCGCCCCTGCTTTCGACTCATCGTGCCCTCCTACCCTCCGGTAATCCCCCTCCTCAGAATGGACTCACCGCCACCATCGCCTCAGCCATCGCCGTCCCGTCTTCCGCGGCCGGCTCCGGCGCAAACGTCAGCGCCAGCGCATCCAACAGGTCCGGACTCCGCTTCAGCCACGATCGCAGCGTCTCCTTGTCCGTCACCTTCAGCTTTCCACGCCGCACCTCATACTGCGGCGCGCACAGCTCGTCCTCCAAATCAGGATCGGGGGGCAGCATCGCCGCCGGGTCTGTTCGCAGCCACTCACGCACCCGCCACAATATCTGGTCGCGCAACGTCCCAAACTCACCCTCGTCGACGGCCTCGGTCGGACTGCTGGCCACCTTCACTGCCACCGCCTGACCCTCATACGCATCCATCACGAGGTCTGCCCGATCCGCTGCCCAGCGACGATCCATCTGTGGCGCCACTCCCGCACCGATCCCCGTCGCGTCCACAAACGAGGCCACCGCCAGGCGCGTCGCCGCCAATCTCGCCGCTCGATCTCCGGTCACCAGAACGTCCACGCCGTTCCAGGTCTCGAATGGCGCCACCCAGCTGCCGTAGCGCAAGCACGCCGCGTTCAAGTCGGCGCCCATCTCCGCCACGTCCTGTCCGTGCACCGGTCGCACGCCCTCCGGAGGTGCATCTCCATGCAGCTCACGCCGAGCCACCCACCGCGCCATCGCCGACCGCACCCATACCCGGCTGATCAGCTGGTTCGATGCCTGCCCGGGGAACCGCGCCAGCGTCATATACGACAGCGCCGGGTTCGTCACCTTGCGCATCTCACCGCCGGTCAACGGCTCCGTCAGCGAGCCGTCTTTGCGCGTGGCCCTGGCCCCATCCAGGAACGCCGGCACCCGGAACCAGTCGGGGTCGTCGTCGCGGATCGACTCCCCCGCCGCCTGTGGGCGGCTCCAATCCGCGATGCGCAACACCGTGACCTCCCGCGTCACCGCGCCGGGCACGAGATTCCTCCCGCTGATCACGTTCGGATGACTGAACGCGTCCAGCGTCACGACGTGCGCCGTCTTGCTCTGGACCATCCGGTAGACCTCGCCCTTGCTCTCCCTCGGGTTGAATAGAATCAGCAATCGGAACAGCCCGCCGGACATACAGCTCTCAATTCCCCGGTAGACCTCCTCCGGTACTGCATCGCCCTCGTCCACGATGAAGAGCAACGCCGGGGCGTGGATACCGCTGAACTTCGCCTCTCGCTGGGCCGAGGTGCCCGACATCGGGATCGCCCTGCCCGCCATCCACCACTCGGGCAGGATCTCGACATTCAGATAACCCGCCGTCGCGTCCGCAAACGCATCCCCGGCCCCCGCCAATCGCGCCTCGACCTCGCCCCACAGGAGTCGCTCCAGGTTCTCCAGCGGCGGTGCCGCTGTAGCGATCACCTTGCTGCGCTCAAAGGTCCGCAGGAACCACAGCGCTGTGCCGCTCGCCGCGTGCGTCTTCCCCACCGCGTTGGCCGACTGCACCACCGTCACCTGGTAATCGCGCACACTCTCACACACCGCCTTCTGCGGCCCGGTCAACGTGCAGCCCAGGACCCGATCGATGAACCCGACAGGGTCCCGGCGATACGTCGCGTATTGGGCGCTAGGCTTCCGCGTCGGCATCGCCCGGAGCTTCCTCAGCATCGCCTGCTTCGCCGCCGGTGGCCACTCTCGCCAGTTCTCGCTCAATATGGTCGTCAAGACCCTTGACCTCTACCTCGATCGGTTTGCCCTTCGCCGCTGCCAGCTTCGCCGCTGCCTCCTCGTCCGCCAGGGTCAGCAGCACCTTGCTCGCATCGATCTGCATATGTGACGGTTCGGACAACGCCGTCTTGCGTAACCCCGTCACCGCATCCAGCGACCCCTCCGCGATCGCCCGCCGCCGCTGTTGCGTCACGTGTGCCTCGATCCGCGCCGTCTCCGCATCTCGCCAATGTAGCGCCTCCATCGTCGCCAACTCCAGCGCCGTGGCGATAGCCGGATCATGCTGCCACTTCTGGTACCACACCCGCTGGTTGCAGGCCCGCGGATCCTCGAACACCGTCGACCATGCCACGTCGTTCGCCGTGGCGCTCGCCAGCAGCAACACCGTGGCCCGCTTCTTCGCCACGTGTGGCTGCTCAATCTCGTCCAGGGCTCGCCGCAGCTCCGGCGTCATCCACCCCATCGTCTCCGGCGGCATGTCGCGCAACCACCACCGGTAGTTGATCGACAGTTGGTACCAGAGATCCGCTGACGTACCGAAAGCCTTACCCAGCCCCTTGGCAATCTCGCGCGAGATCGCTCGGTCATCCTCCAGCACCGCTGTGATCGTCTCAGGCGCCAACCCGGCGCGCCCGGCCAGCTCCTCCACCGACCAGCCGCGCTCATCCAACTCTTTCTCGATCACCTGCGCCGGGCTCGGCACCCGATGGTTCACCATCTCTCAGCCCTGCTCTCCGGTATCGTCCATACCCGGTATGTGATCCGTCGGGTCGACCAGTCGATAGGCCTTCACCCGGTGCCGGTTTCGCGCGATCGCCCACCGCATCGTCAACCGCCCTTCCTCCACCAGCTCCGCCAGCCGTGTCGCACACGCCTGATACCCCAAGTCCGTCCCCTCCATCAAATCGTTGACTGTGATCTCGTCATCCTCGATCTCCGAGATCACGCCCGACATCGCCGCGATCTCCGCGATCACCTGCTCCCGACAATCCGTCATAACCGCTCCCAGGTCCGGATGTCCTGCACCCGCATATACGGCTTGATCCGCCCGACCTCGCCGTCCAACAACTCAATCGCCACCAACCCATAGCTCTGAAACGGCAGGCTCTGCAACATCTGCTGGCCGTAGTCACCGAGCCCGCAGTAGCTCGGTAGCGTGAACAGGTCGTAGATGTACTCCTCCCCCTGCCACGTCTCGTACAGCGTCTCCCGCACCCACGAGTGCCGGTGACCCCGTACGTACAATCGCGCCGGCCAATGCTCCGCGTGCCGCCGCTGCCGGTAGACCAGATCCCGCAGGTGATACCTCACCTGGTTGCCCCGCGTCCAATCGCGGATCCCCGGCCCCGGCCCGTGATGCGCCCAATCCAACGTCACCCCGCCCAGGTCCGCCACCCCGTGGTACAGACAGCGGAAATCTCGCTCCGGATACAACGCTCGCAGCTGCTCCGTGATGATGATCTCCGCGCTTCCCTGGCCGAAGACGTGGCTCCCCGTCCCCTTCGCAAACCGCGCCTTTACCACGTTGTCGAACTCGAACCACGGCATCTCGTTCGCCACCGCGATGATGATCTGATCCGCCAACCGCGTGGTCATCAGGTGCTCCGGGTACTTCAGCCCGTGCGTCTGATCCCCCAGGTCGAACAGCACGACCTCGTCGCCGGCTGCGAATCGCATCACCGCTTCGATATCGTCCAGGTACCAATTCCATAGCACCTTCTGAAACGCCGTCAGATCCGGCGTGTACGGTGCCGGACGCCCGATCTCGTCGTCTGCCGGGAGCACCACCTCCGGACTGCACAACCCTAGCTTGTGCCCGCCGTGCTTGTCCGTTTGGATGACCGCCACCCGACGCCGGATCATCAGTGCCCCTTCGCCTTCCTGGCCGGGACCCAGTCCGGGCACGCGTCCAGGTTGTTGATCTGGCGGATCAGCAACTCGATGCCCTTGTAGAGTTCCTCGCGCTCCGCCTCGAGCGCCGCCAGCTGCATCGCCTGTTGGCCCATCTGCTCCGCCTGACGATCGAGCTGCGCCTGCTGCCCGTTCACCTGCTGCAGCAGCGCCTTCAGCTGCGCCTCTTGCTCGGCCAACCGCGCGACCAACTGCTCCCGCTCCGCTTCCAGATCGGCCACCCGCGCGGGCAACCGATCCAACAGCAACAACGCCGTTTCGGTGATCCGCCGTGACGCCTGCGACTCAACGTCCTGCTGCTCAGCGCCCAGCTTGTCACTCTCTGCCGTCAGCTTACGGCTCTCCGCCGCCAACTTCCCCCGCTCGTCGCGCACCTTGGCCAGCACCGCCAGCGATGATCCGAGCCCGATAAGCGCCGTGGCCAACACACCGATCGCCGTCAACAACGCCGGTTCCACGCGCTACCCCAGGACCTTGAACGACCGCACCGTCTCCTCGTGCCGCGCCCGCTTGATCACGAGCTGGAACCATCCCTGGTTGCCGAAGACAGCGAAGAAGCAGACCACCACGATCATCCAGAACGGCGCCGCGGCCTCCCAAAACGTCGCCGGTACCCAGCGCGCCAACGCATACGCACCGGTCGCCACGGCCAGCGTGATTCCATAGGCCAGCACCCGCTTCAATTCGTCGTTCTGCGCCTGGTACCACGACCACCTCTCCAGCCGCATCGACACCACAATCCCCACCACGATCGCCCCGACCGGCGACGCCAAGAACCACAGGAAATCGACCGCCTCGGGGATCTCGTCTTCACTGATCCCCGGCGTCAGATCCGGGGGATCGCCCGCCTGGGCGTACACTACAAGGGGAACCGCACACATCGCCACGACCACAACCACCATCCACAACAGCCGCACTCCACGCATCCCTACCCTCCTCCTGGACACCCTGCCGCTACCTCTCGTGGATCACACCCTCATTATACCCGCATCTAGTATATCGTTCAACTTTACCATCTCTATATTCATAGCACCGGCACGAAAAAGACCCCCGGTATCCTCACCGGGGGTCTGCCCGCCTCAACACTCCCCTATCCCGCCTCCGACAGCATCCATTCCGCCGTCACCACCTCCTCGCACAAGTCCTCGTGCACCTCACCCAGGTTCAGCCCGCTCGGCTCGCCCAGCATCAGCACGAAGCGCGTCGCTCGCAGCGCCTCCCACTGCACCAGCAACCGCCGCGTCGCCTCGTCCACCTGGCCCAGGAGCTCAGTCCACAACTGCGACCACAGCTCATCGCCGTCGCCCGGCTGCCCCACCTGCACGGCGCGCTCCAACTCGCACAGGACCAGCGTGATGCGTGCCGCGCTGTCCATCCGGGCCATGATCTGCGCCAGCAGCCGTGCCCCCGTCGCCTTCGCCCTCGCAATTAAAACCTCATCCGGTACTGCCATTGCCGTCTCCTTGTCCTGATAACGCATAAGCCCCCAGCGGACCGCGCTTCCCGGAGACGGCAATCTCAGGAGAAAGCTACGTGCCGCTGGGGGCCTATACCCACAGCACAACGACTTGTGAAACACGAAAAGCGCTGCCATGTGCTCTACTCCGTCAGAGATTGCCGTCTCATCTCCCATTCTAGGCCATATCATGCCCGCAGTCAATAGAACGTCAGTTCTATGACGCGCCCGCGTGCATTATCTGCATAATCAGTGTACAATAGATACATCAGCCCAAGCCGTATGAGAGGTCGCTATGTGCAAACGCATCTTGCTTGCTGCTGGCCTGTCTGCCCTGATCCTGATGGGAGCCCTGCTTCCCGCCCGCGCCATCCCCGGCCCCGGCTCCACCGCCACCGCCACCCGCACATTCTTGCCGCTCGTCGCCCGCGCCGACCCGCCCACGCCCACACCGACGCCCGCGCCCACATCACCGCCGCCCACCGCCACGCCGCGGCCCGTCTGTGCCTGCCACGCCGATCTCTACAACTGCGGCCACTTTGCCACCCAGGCCCAGGCGCAGGCGTGCTACCGCTACTGCCTCGATCAGGGAGCCGGCGACGTCCACCGCCTCGACAGCGACAACGACGGCATCGCCTGTGAACACCTACCCTAGGAGGACCACGTGGAACGCCAACCCATCAAGCTCTATCCGATCTTGCTCACCCTCTCTGCCCTGGCCGCGCTGT